ACCTGCATCACCAAGACCTAAATCTTCAGCTCCGCCAAAACCTCCACCAAGACTACTTCCGCCCCCGCCTCCGCCTGAGAAATCATCACCTTCACCGCCTTCAGCGCCTTCAGCTCCTCCTGAAATAATCTCATCAGCATTTGGAAGTTCGTAAATAGCATCAATATCAGTAAACAAACCAATCTTCTTATATGTCTCAACTGCTGCATCGATTTCAGCAAATAATCTCTTCTCAATTTTCTTCTGTTTAAGCAAGAGCTTAATATCTGACTTAGAAAACCCTAAAAGATTCTCCATTGCCCAAGTATAAGATACTGGAGAAGTTGCATCAGGAGTGAAATACTCCTTAAACACTTCTACACGAGCTTTCATTGTTTCTAATTTTAGAAGCTCTTGCTGAGAGGAAGGGTTGTTTAATTTTAAATCAAAGTCCTCTAAATCTTCTTCCGAAAAACCGAGGAAATGCAAATGTATAGAAGCAATTCTTCGAAGCTCCATTAAGAACGCTTCTTGAATTGAGTTTACTGTTCTTGCAAACCTTAAATCGGCTTGAGAAAGCGTAGACCCTCCGGGTAGGTTCTCGGTATAGTTTAAATAAGTTTTTGGGACTTTTAAAGAAGCGAAAAGTTTCTTTTCTAGATACTCAATATCTTGAATTTCTCCTAGATTTGAAGCTCCGGGAAGAGTTTCAATTTTCGACATCTTTTGATCCCTAATCGGGATAAAGTAATCCTCCGTTACATTTAACGGATCATATCTATAGTTCGTGTTTCCGTTGTTCTGATTCACCATTGGTTGTTTCTTCAGTTGATTCTGAAGCCCCATCATAAATTGTTCAACATCTTGCTCTTCTAAATTCCCTACCTCAATATAGAACACCCTTCTTTCTGGCGCTCTAACCAAACGATACACTAGCATTGCATCCTCAGCCAACTGTAATTGCTTCCAAAGCTTTCTCGCTGAATCTAATATAGACCTACCATAAGGAAGTCTTTTTGAGTCTTCTAAAAGTCTAAAGTGAGCTACTTGCCAGAACTCAAAATCCATACCCATTGTTTCCCATCTAAATTTTTCAGACTGAGACTCCTCTCCTGAGAGAGGTGGTATTCTACTAATTTCTTCTCCACTTAAAACTTTAAAATCATATATACCATCTCCTTTTGCAATATGAAGGTGCATGTAAAAATCACCAAATTTCATCAAATCTCTAAGAATCATTCTTGCGTTGTAGTTCATGTTTAATCTCTTATTAAACAGATCTTCTAGTGCAGTTTGAATTCTACCATTTTGAGAATAAATCTGAAGTATCTTTCCGTTCTCTCCACGAGTTAAACAATTATGCGAAACAATTCCTGTTCCATTAGAAGTGTTTACAACAAAATTGTTGTAATTCCCTGAATTTACAAGATCATAAGTTTTCTTCTTTCCAATAAACTCAACAGAAACTACTGAATGGTTTGCTGCTTTAGCAAAACCTTTCATATTTTTGTAGTCTGTTGATTTAAGTATGGTTTCAATTTGTCTATAATTAAACCCATCTTCTCTACATATTTTAGAAAAGTTAACAGACCCTTCGCTTGAAATCAAACTTCTTTTAAGTCTATTTAATATTTGACTCTTAGACTTAAATGGCTTAACTGTTTTTGACCAATTTGTCCCATTAGAACGAAGAAAAGAATCCAGCTTTTTGTAACTCCAACCCATCTCTTCACAAATGCAGCCCATAGATTTTTCTAAAATCATAAAAGGGGCTTGTTTTTTACACACAGCAGAAATGCTTTCGAAACTAATATTTTGTACAATGAAATCTATATCTTCAATTCTATTAATACCTAAAGATTTATAAGCCTCTGATTTTCTTAAAACATAAGCATTAGTCCCTAGGTCGATAGCTATTTTGTTTATATTCTTAAATTTAAGATAACTATCAATAATATCCTGTGAAGTAAAATCTCTATTTAAATCATTTCTATATCTACCATTTTTATCACCAGATAATAATTCGCCTTTTCCGAACATTCCATTTTCTTCTCCTGATCTAGAGAAGTTTTCTAACAACTGCTCTTTAGTCCAAGAAGAATATTTAGCTTTTCTGTTTTTAGACATCTGTTCTTGCCTATTAGCTCTCCATTCTGGGTCACTCCAGTACTTTCCGTCAGCTGAATTAGTTTCAGAAAAAACTTTTCTCATTTTATCACTATATTCCTTATCATTTTTCCAACGATAAGAATTTAAAGAAGCATGAAGGTTTTGGTGATCAAACCAACCCATAACTTGAAGATTGGAAGGATCATTGTTAAGTTTGTCAAAATTCTTGTGATGAACAACACCTTTCTGTTCATTCCACAAAGTTTTTTTAACAACACGATGAGTGTAAACCCATTTTCCGTTTTCTAATATCATCTCATAACCGTTAATCCTATCTTGATCGCTAGATGTTTTACAGTACATAGAAGCAACGCTATGACCTTCTTTTAAGTCAATTGTTTTTGTGTATTTTTCATCTCTACGATTTAACCATAAATGCTCACTAGTTGCCTCTACAAAAGAATCATCATCGAAAGTTACTTTATAAACATCCTGTTCTCCTTTATAAACAACTCTGTCACAAATAGAAGCTTCAAATTCTTTTGTTTCAGGATTACATCCGTAAACATAAAAATTTGATTCTTTTCTTTTATAAAGCTCCTCAATAGTCACCTTCTCACCTGAAAGGAGAGGTATTACTGTATCAGCAGCTAAACACTCATCCCTTAATATATCTAATGCCGCTGCAATTTCGGGAGACATATCCATAGCTCTGAAATCTTGGTAAGAAGCAATTCTATCTGTATCATAATACAACGTTCTTGTATAGATGTTCTCGTTAATCTTACTTACTTGCCAATCAAGAAATTGCTGTTGAGTGTTTTCAATGTGATCTTTTTGAGTAGCAGGAGGAAGTGTTGATGAAGTTCCAGTTCCTTGCCCTGATATGTTACTAGGAGTGATTCTATTCCCCCCTCTAAGAGCAGACATTGCACTCTTAAATATACCAACACCCTTATCTCCATTAGGGTTGTTCGATTGCTCTGTTATAATTTTATCAGCCATTTTTATCGTCTTGTTTTTCTAATATAATCTTTGTTTTTTGAAAAGTAAACACTTAATCAGTTAACCAGTTTAAATCATCATCTATTGATTGATCTCTATTTCCTCCTGCAAAAATTATAGGACTTATTCCTTTTCTTTTCTTTTCTGAATTTTCGCCTTCTTTTTTTCTACTTGCTCTTCTAACTTGCTCTGGAGTGTTATCTCTCATTGGAGATTTTCCATTTAAATTGAAATATTTTAGCATCTGTTTTGCCTGATCTCTAGACTTAGTTGCATTTTCATACTCTGTATTTCTCATATAAAGAGCAATAGCCCAAGCGAAAATTAAATCATCGTTGAAACCTTTTTCGTGCTGTTCTTTATCTTTAACTTTGACGAAAGTATCGAACTCAGATAGTAATCTTTTTGAGTTTATAATAACCTGTTTTTCCCTCATAATTTGGATGAGGTTTGCCATCATAAGAGGTCTTGTTTTTGAGGTCGTCTGGAAACCCGGAACCAACGCTCCGTCCTTATACATCGTTGCCTCTTTATAAGAAGAAGCTTTAACATAAAAGTCCTTATAGTTTTTGCAAAAGAATTGATTTGTATACTTAAGTTGATTCTTTAATCTAAATGTTGTAGCAGAACCCATCGAGTTAACCTCAATAGCTACAAATGCGTTGTTATAAATTTTGGCAACTTTGTATACAATATCAGCTAATTGATCAGGGTCTACTTTAACTTGAAGCTCTCCAACTTGAGTCATAGTTTCTACATTGATTAGTTCAAGCGTAGAATAATCTCGACCATCTCCCCTAGATACATCTCCTCCGATAATGTAATTATTACCTTCAACTGGTAATTCCCAAATATAAAAAGGAGTTCTGTCGTGAGTGAAATTTTCAGTTTCTACCTTCCAATCAAAATAACACAAAGGCTCAATCCCTTCGTGCATAATTCTGTCTTTGTATTTTCTTAATATTTTTGCATCAATTACTAAATGCTTAGATCCTTCAAAAGATAAATCAAGTTCCTGAGCAATAGCAATGGGGTCATTATTTAAACGAGTACACTGATCATCATACCAAGGACTCCAAGGATACCTCTCTCCATCGTCATCAATTTTCCACTCAAGATCTTCTGATGCCATTGGGTTTTGAGTCCAATGTATCTCTACTGGGTTAAAATCATTTTTCCCTGCCTCTGCTTTTGTCCATATATCATGATACAAATTACCTGTACCGTATGGAGTAGAAATTAGTATCGCATCTCCTCTTGTCATCGAAAGAGCTGTTGATGCTGCTTTCCAAATATCTGAAGCATCCTTAATAAATGCAACCTCATCCAAAACCAATAAAGTTAAGGCTTCACCACGCCCTGCTTGAGGAGATGCTGCTTTTGCTTCGATTTGACAATTATTATGAAACTGAAGCATTTTTTTGTTTTCAGTTTTATAAATAGAAGTTCCAATTTTTGGCGGCTTTAAGAAGTCTGGTAGATAATCGATAAACTGTTTACAAGTCTCCAAAAAACGAATAGCGCCTGCACCATCATTTGCAATAACAAGAACTCTTTCATCTTTTCCAAACATTAATCTCCATGCACAATAACCAGCAGTTATTACCGACAATCCAGTGTTATGTGTTAATAATCCATCAATAAAAAAGTTTTCATTTTTTTCAACTGAAATATCATAACACATAATTTTGCCAGCATCTTTAACACTTTTTATAACGGAATCATATTTTACATCGTGCTTATAAGAGTTTACAATTCTATTATGATTTTCATTTGTTTTATCATATATCCCTATTTCTTCAACAAAAATCTTACATGCTTTAGAGTGAGTTACTCTTAACTTCCAGAATCTATTTTGTTGCATCTTCATTCCGACAACTTCATAAATATTACAAGCAATATTATAACGCAGTAAAAGCTCTTTCACTTGATACAGATATTCTCTACATGGAGACCCAATTCCAAACTCCAATCTTTCAGAGTTCCCAACCTTATGAATACTAACCCACCCATCTCCAGCAAACATCCTATTCAAAAGAAGAGATGTTGATTTTTTGTTCCAACTAAAAACCTCCTTTGGTAAAACTTTATATTCTGATCTACAATCAACCCCCATTTCTTCACAAATAACTTTAAAAGAATTTTTTGTTTTAGAACCATGAGATTGATGAGGAAAAACATCATACCCGTTACCTTTTTGTGTTTTTCTAATCTGAAGTTCAGGGGTTAAATCAGTAACACATTCACAAAATTCTTCAATATATTTAATATTATTATTGGTAAATTTTGGCTGACTTATAGCACTACCGTCAGTAATCATATAACCTAAAGCAATAACATAAGAATTTCTTGGAGATACATTTCCAAAAACAGGGTTTTTAAATAAAACTTTGTCTCCTTTTTTTAACTCTTTGGCCTTCACCCACCCTTTGTCTTCAATAAATAAAGGATGGTTTTTACCTACAGTTAGGTTTCTTGTGTCCCTTAATTTAAGAGTAACACATTCCCTAATACCACTTTCCCAAGAATCACAAACTTTATCTTTTTCTAATTTTTTAGAACTAAGATCATAAGACCAAACTGAATCCCCAATATTAAAGTCTTCTATTGACTTGATTCCTTCAGGAGTGTTAACATAAGTCCCCTCAGGTAAACACTGGCGAGACTTAAGAGTTATGTTGAAACGGAAATCAATAAAGTCATCTAAGATGTCTTCCTGATACTCAAAACAAGTCATATCAGTTATCAGCTGCTTCTCAGCATTAAATACCTTCCCGTATGTGTTTAGAAAATAAACAGGGTCAGAAGCACATTTTAAATACTCTGACCTTTGTTTAAATTTTGGAACTTTTTTTATAATCGACATACTTATTATTTGCTATAAATAGTCAGTTTCGATGTTTTACCGCATTTTTAAGCTAAACCGTAGTAGTCAAACAACGGAAGAACATCAGACATATCAACAGTTATTGTTTTGTTGAACATCTTTAAATCTCCATCTTGCTCTTTATATTGACAGTAGAATTTAACATCTACATCTTTTGGGTTCATTATAATAAATGAATCCCTATCATTAAAATCTGTATTAACAGTAAATGTGCTTCTAGAACCAATATACTCTCCAGCAGCTTTACCTGAACTAGCTGTTCCGATAGCTCCTTCAGAAGGATTAACCCACCACATTCTTTTTAAAGGAGTTGTTTCTACACCGTCAATCATGAATTTCCCAGTAATTCTAATTTTACCATCCTCTTCTTCAGTTTTAACCTCTAGAGTTATTAACCCAGTAGCAACATCAGGAACGTCTTTTTTAATTCCATAAATAGTTGTTGCCATTACTAAAGCAACTTCTTCATCAGAAGGGCTTTCCCAACCAGTAACTGAAACAGCTTTTTCATAACTAGGATTCCCTCTCATCTTATCCATATTCTCAAGATAAGTTTCATAAAGAAAACTCCAAAACTTAACTACAGAGTAAGAATCTCCTTTTTTAGTTACAGTAACAGTGCTTGTATGCATCTTTTTTCTGAAAAGTTTTGTTCTAGTAAAAGTGATAGAATTTTCTTCTAAATTTTCTTCCACTACACAAGGTCTTCCTATGGCTCCAACAACTGAAGAGTTTAGGTTTTCTTGACTAGAATAAACACCAACTCCCTCCCTTGATTTATAAGTCCATATTTCTCTTGAATGATTTTCCCAGTGTTGGAATTCTTCATCAAAATATTCATTTAAATGCGCAGTAACGCTTTCTTTGCTTGTAAGTTTCATATTTATTATTATAAAATTTTATTAATATCAATGTGGAATCTAGCGACAGTTTGTTTTACTCCATGATATAAAGTTAAAGACAAATACTCTCTATTTGAGTCAAGCCTATCTTCTTCAGTAAACACATAATCAGCGGAGAATGTGTTTAAATCTGTACTCCCTTTAAAATCAGTAGTCATTGGCACATCTGTTCTTTCTGTAATCTTACAAAAATCTAATCTTCCACTACCTCTGTTTGAATCTATATTGTTTCCACAAGCAATATAATCTCCATGCCTGTACTTACCACCTCTAACTCCTCTCATAAACCACATACAACCTATGCCTTGTATATCGACATTGTTATCAACATCTTTGTAAGAAACTTCGTTTAAAATAGAGATGTTTTCAACTGTTGAAACTCCGTTTTGTTCTGTTATTCTAACTCCGGGATTGGCGTGATATAAATCAACTTCATAATCTCCTTCAACTAAAATAGAAATCATTGTCGCATCCTCAGGATTAGCTCTGTTATATAATCTCCAAGCAGAACCTTCATCAGTCCTCTCCATATAAGCTGTAGGGTATTTCCCTCCTCTTAATAATTGAAAAGAATCTTGATCTATAGGAAGTACCGTCATCTTGTCAAAATATTCTGTAGCTGGTTGTTTGTTTTTGTGCATAATCCACTTGCCACTTCTAGAAGATTTTAAAGCTCTAGAAACAACTAAAAGTTTTTTTGCATTAAAAAAATCAACAACCTCTTTATTTAAATCATAAGCATAAATATCCATTTTGTTTTTGTTTTTGTTTTTGTTCTTTTCTAAAATTAAATAGTTTTATTTTTAGTCAGTACGGTTTTGTTTTTTAAGGTTATTACCCTTGGTAAGTCTGTAATTATGGAAACCTCCATTTTTTGCATATTCATAACCTAAATCCCACCATTCGTCCATCTTTTTTTTATCAAATGATAACACGTTATTTGTCAACACTTCTGGAGTGAAACAAATACTTATATTGATATCTCTATTATGAGACTGAAGCTTACCCATTTCTATGTTATTCGCCATGTTTTTGTTCAAAAGCATTCTTAAAATAGAAATCATAAAATGAATAGGGTTTTTTATTTTTAAAGAACCCTTAGGAGTTGTGTTTTCTGCATCCAAAACAATAACATCTATCTCAGTAGCCCTAGCGTCAATGGCTGCTTGGATTGGTACATTTTGAAACAAACCACCGTCAGCATATTGAAACCCATTTCTGTTTATAAGACTCATATAAAGAGGGACATTTGCAGAAGCCCAAAGCCAATCGCAAAATTCTTCATAAGGATAATCATTAGATGATTTATATTCAGTTGTCTCCAAAGTTATATTCGTCACAGCAGCTATAACCTCTACCTCTGATTTTCTTAGTTTATTGAAATGTTTTTCTTTAAAATACTTTCCAATAAAAACTCTTAAGTTTTTTGATTCCCCAAAGGTTTTTCTAAAAGTTAGAAAACGAAAAAGTATTCTGAAATAATTATGTTTTCCTGCTTTTTTTCCTCTAGTGAAAAAAGGATTAACAGAAAAAATGTCTTTTGAAGTTACATTAGTATACCCTTGACGTAAAACCTCAATCTCTCTCACAGAACTTAAAGGCGCAAGCAAACTTCCTGTTGATGTTCCTACGTACAAATCATATTGCTTTTTTTTATCTTGCAATAGATGTTGAATAACACCTCCCGCAAAAGCCCCTGTTGATCCTCCTCCTGAAATTACTAGTGCTTTTTTTTTCATGTTTTTATATTCCTACGTATATTGTTGTTTGATCATTCGGAATAACTCTAAGTATTTCGGTTACAAATATTACATCTGTAAAATCATTTTTTATATACAATTGATAATTTCCAAATTCTATTGGAATAAAAGATGCTAAATAAACTCCTGACGGGCTATCAATTAAAGAAATTGTGGCTGAGACTCCATCGTAAACCTCTCCGTCTTTTATTAAAATATCATTAAAAGTAGTAGAAGCTGTTACGGGAGAGTTTGTTAGCCCCGAAACAGAAACAAAATTTATATGTATGGTGTCTCCAGTGTAGTATCTCATGTGTTTTTATTTTCCTTTTCCTTTTGGTTTGATTCTCTTGTTCTCTATTACCTCTAAATCATTAAAAAAAACGGCAAGTGAGGCATCAATTACTTCAGCTGATAAAATTTCATCCCCAGTAACAGATAATGTTATTGTTTTTGATATATTATCATTGATAAACAAATGAACATCAGCAGTCATTTCTTCAACTATATAAACAACTGTAAGAACCCTGAATTCTGGGTTATCAAACTCTTGCCCACCAATAACAGCTCTAGTGTTTTTTAATTTGTATTTATAATCTTTTAATGCCATTTTTTTTAATTAAAGTGATTTCTAACGTACACAGCTTTACGTCCTCCAGCCGTTTTAGCCTGCTTGTAAAAATGTTTCCCTATAAATGTTGTGATATAACTATTTGTGTCAGAACCATCAGTTGTTGATAGTACCAAGTATGTTGACACCAACGAACTAAAATATGTGGGATGATATCCTGAGCCAACTAGGTTTGTGATTGACTGACATTCATTCCAAGTAGCAACCCGCCAGTCGGAATAACCGCCAACATTTGAATCAGTGGCAGCTGATAACTGAGCGCCCCAGTATCCGCCTCCATAATCGTTCGAGTAAAGTTCATCAGACCACCAACCAAGACCTGTTAAATTGTCAACTACATAATTATCAGGAAGACTTTGTGTTCCATCAGCGGCAGTGAATCTGTAATTGTTTCCGAAAGCGTTTGTTGTGGTTAGGGCTGTAAATGGATCATCAGCTGTAAAATCTAATTGAACCATTGTTGTCCCAGTTGGAGTGTAGTCATAAGAACCATTCCTCATATGCCACCCCTCATCATATGATGCAGAAGTATTATCAATTACTCCAGCATCATTATAACTGTCTTTCTGTGAATTGACGGGTCTCTGATAAATAATACCAGCTTCTGATTCAGTTGCTCCTGTAAAATTCGTATAAACAGTTCCAGAATAATTTACAGAAGAAGCTGTTTGTCCATCTTGATTTATAATATTAAAGTCTGGAATCAAATATTCAGCTGAGGCTACTGGCGAAAGAGATAAAGCTTGAATTAAATTTCCGTCAGAATCTTTTACTGAGAAATTAGAATTAGCAACCACATAACTCTCTGCTCCTTCTGCTGGAACATTAACGCTAGCAATTACAACTCCGTTAGTGTTTTCTACAGAAACAACAGAATCAGCAACTTCATATAAAAAATTACCTCCAGAAGAAATAGTTACACCTGTTAATACACCACCCTTTTTAGGTACTGAGTTTCTAATTTCTATATCTACGTCTGCACAGGCGTAAGTTGTATATACAGAACCAGAATAAGGAACTGTGTCTTCTAGACCTCCATTTACATACACAGCTACATCTCCAACCACATAATCTTCTGTTCCTTCTGCTAAAACAGAAACATCAGAAATCAAAGTCCCCTCAGAATCTTTTACCGAAACAACCGAATCTTCAACCATATAATCTTCTGTCCCTTTTGCTAAAACCGAAACAACAGAAAGCAACGTCCCAGTAGAATCTTTTACAGAAACAAACGAGTCAGCAACCACATAATCTTCTGCTCCTTCTGCTAAAACAGAAACAGTAGTCATTGCCACCCCAGCGGAGTTTTTTACCGAAACAACCGAATCTCCAATAACAAGAGCAACAGTCTCACTAGAAGGGTATGTAATACTACCTATAATACTTCCATCGGAATCTTCTGCATTAGTGGTAGAATCTGGAAATTGAAATATCCCATTTTGAGTATATCCTGTAGTAAAAGAGCCATCTGAGTTTTCAACGGAAACGTCAATAGCCACACTATAAACTCCTGATGGCGCTAATTGAACCAAAGTTGAGCCTAGTGAATCCAAAACTAAAGCTGGAGGCAAAACTCTATCTTGACCTTGTTCAATTCCGCTAAATACTGTACCTCCTGAATAATCAAATATTGTTACCGCAGACAAAGAAAAACTTGAACCCGCATCAACTGTAGATACAGTTCCACCCGAAGACCATAAAATAGTAGCTACCCCTCCATCATCTGATGGGGGAACAATATAATATCCGCCTGTAGTGTTGATTAACATAAATATTTCTTTCCTATAAATAGAAAAAAGAAAAGTCTTTATAAATAAAGTTCTTAAAATTTTTTTAATGGTATTTATTAGTAATTAACGCTTAAACTAAACAAAATAAAGAAATGGCTGAAATGTATAGATCGGTTCCTGTAGACAACGAACCAAAAATGAAGAACAACTTTGAACTTCTTTTCCCAACTGAACTAGGAATTGAGTCTTTTTTAGTTCAAACAGTGGCAAAGCCTTCAATAAACATAAATGAAGTTGAGATTCCATATATGAATAGTTCTACTTGGGTTTCTGGTCGTGCAGTTTGGCAGCCAATGGAAATTACTTTCATTGACACTGTTGGACCTTCTACTACACAGAAAGTTATGGAATGGGTTAGGCTTCACTTTGAATCAACAACTGGACGTAAAGGTTATGCTGTAGGTTACAAAAAGAACTTAGTATTAAACGGTCTTGACCCAACAGGTGTTGCTATTGAAAAATGGACATTAATTGGATGTCAAATAACTGTTGCTGGATTTGATAGCTTTGATTACAATGATGACGCACTTACTATGATAAGCTTAACTATCCGACCAGATAGATGTTTATTAGAAAGTTAAAAAAAACTTTTTCTTAATGGCTGAAACTAAAATTTATAAAAGGTTTTATTCTATTATCGCTACGGGAGTAGATGAGGTACAAACTTTAATTAATCCTTTTTTAGTTACTGCAAGTACATTTAACGTGACTCAAGGGCAATCTCTAGTGGAAAATGATGTTCCTTTAGTAAAAGAATCAATAGGTCTTTATTACGCTTTATTAGACGGAACACTGTATAATTCAGATGATAAGTATGATGTTGTGTTTTCAGTAAACTACCTAGAATC